ACTCCTTCTATTATTATTATTGCTAATAATTCTAGTGCTAAGATTGTATGATAGACAGTCCACAAAACTGTTTGCTTTTGTTGTTTCTTTTTACAATAACAACGCTTACGTTTTGGTTTGTCTATGTGGTCAAATATACTACTATCTGTCATTATCCCTCACACGATAAACAATCAGCTTCAGGTATGATTGTTCTTTCTATTTTTTTAGACACTAACTCTGCACGTTTAATAGCTTCTGAACGACAGTAGTATAGTGTTTTTAGTTTACGTTTCCAAGCTAACATGTGTATATCATGTAGCTCTTTAACATTTACATCAGCAGGTACAAACACATTTATAGATTGTCCTTGACAAATATATTGTTGTCTGTCTGCCGCATGTTCTATTACCCATTGTTGGTTAATCTCAATCGCAGTCTTGAAAGTATCTTTCTCATAGTCCGATAACTCTTTAAGGTGTAATACCGAGCCACGATTTGCAAGTATTGAAGTCCAAGTCTCATCATTATTAATTCCTTTCTTCTCTAATAATTTTTCTAAATATTTATTCTTTACTAAAAATGAACCTGACATTGTTTTTTGCACATAGGCGTTTGCTCTGTATGGTTCTACTGAAGGTGATGTAGTACCACAAATAATAGAAGACGAAGCATTAGGTGCAATAGCTAATAAGTGTGCGTTACGCATACCAGTACCTTCCATGTCTGGTGCTTCACCTCTTTTGATTGCAAGTCTTTTAGACTCTTCTACTGCTTGTGCTTTTATTGTTTTAAATATTTTTAAATTTAATGACTTAGCTAGTACAGATTCAAACGGTATACCTTTAGATTGTAAGTAAGCATGAAAACCCATAGCACCTAAACCTAAACTTCTTTCATTGTTTGCACTAAACCTAGCTCTAAATAATTCTTCAGGTGCATTATCAATAAAGTATTGTAATACATTGTCTAAGAATCTAATTAAGTCTGGTATAAATAATGTGTCATTCTTCCACTCGTCATACTTTTCTAAGTTTACAGAAGACAAACAACACACTGCTGTTCTATTGTCACTTGTTGGTAAAGTTATCTCAGTACATAGATTAGAATGATGTACTTCTAAACCTAATTTCTTTTGTGTTTCAGGTAACGCATCATTAATAGTATCAATAAAAGATACATAAGGCTCACCTGTTGCTACTCTTGTTTCTAAAATCTTTTGCCATAACTCTCTAGCAGATACAGTACGTACAACTTTTTTTGTGTGTGGGTCTACAAGATTCCAACTGTCATCATACGTAGGTTCTTTTATACAGTTATCTATTAGTTGCATAAACTCATTACTAATATTTACACCATGATGTAAGTTAAGACATTTTCTATGTATGTCACCACCACTAGGTTTTCTCATCTCAATAAATTCTATAATCTCTGGGTGTGATATATCCATGTATGCCGCATAACTACCACGTCTTGTTTTGCCTTGAGAAAATGCAAGTATCTCTGAGTCTACTACATGTAAGAATGGAATAGAACCTGATGATTGTGAACCACCAGATGTCATAGTACCATCACTTCGTATGTGTCCCCAGTAGCCACCGATACCACCACCCACAGAAGCCAACCAAGCATTTTCTGTGTAGTGTCCTGTTAATCCTTCTCTACTATCACCAACATAATTTAGGAAGCATGAAATAGGCATACCCCTTTTACTTCCTGCGTTAGACAAAACAGGTGTAGAGTACATAAACCATAGTTTAGACGCATAAGAATAAATACGTTCAGCCATTTCATCATTATCTGAAAATGCTTTAGCCGCTCTTAAAAATCCATCTTGCGGTGAATCTTCTGTAGGCAATAAGTATCTATCTTTTAATGTTGTCTTACCAAAATCTGTAAGCAACTCGTCTCTACTATAATCTATCATAATTTAACTCTTTCTACTTTCTCTTTTTTAATGTCAATAAAATCTGCTCTATCTATTATTGCATGGTCAACCTTGACTGGGTCAAACTCATCTAAAAATAATAAAACTATTTCTTTGTCTAGCGTACCACATGTGTAGACATCTAACTGCACAATAGCAGGAGATACTTCGTCCCAACAATGCAGTGCAATATGTGAAGTCTCTATACATTGCACCGCAGTAATACCTTTGTTTTCTTCTTTGTTTACATACACAGCAGTAGGTCTACCTAATGGACGCATACCTATTGCTTTGACTAACTTACGCAACCACTTCTTTACTTTACGTATGTCTTGTGGTGGCTGTTTAACTTCAGCTCTAATTATAATATGTTTATGTTGTAGCATCTGGTGTGTTTGTAACTTTTGGTACACCTTCTTTTTCTATAATAAAATCAATGTACTGTTTTGCTTTTTTTAAATCTTCAAGACCACCTTTACCACGCCAACGTGTTATGTATTTCACAACATTGCCTTCGCAATACGTGAGACCATTAGCTATAATATAATCAATAGGTTCTATCTCTTTGTTAGCATAGTGCGGTGGGTTTTTTATATTGTCCATAATTTAACCTTACCTGTTTTTTTGTTGTAGTCACCATGCCTTAGTATTCTAGCAACTCTAGCTTGAGCTAGTGCTTCTTTAGCAGTGTAACCTTTATCTTTGTATATACCTTTTACTATTTTCCATAAGTCTTTTAATGGAACATTAGTATATTTTTGTATAAGTTTATTTGCAGTAACTACACCAACACCATCAATGCCATCATAGCCATCAACTTTATCACCAGTCAATGTCTGTATCATAAAGTTATAGTCAGCCATTCTTGGTGGTATCTGTTCTACATTTAAACCGTCAGCAGATAAGTTACATGGTACTGTTCGTAAATCTTTATCTATACTAACTACAATTCTTTCTTCATTAGTTGGCTCAGTTGCCATGATACCTAACACATCATCAGCTTCTAAGTTATCCCACATTACACCATTATGTTTTTTCATAACATAGTCACGCAATGCTTTTAATGTCATTGGCTTACGCTTCTGTCTTCTGTTATCTTTGTAAGAAGGTAAGACATCTTTTCTAAAATTGTTCTTATCTGTTAATGCAACAACATAATCATCTGCACTGAATGATGAACCTAAGTCATCTATCACTGCATCTACATCTGCTTTACATTTATTCTCATCACAATGTAATGTCCATAGTCCATCACCCCAATGAGTATCTACTTCGTTATTAACTGCAATCTGATATAATAAAATATCACCATCAATTAATAATACTTTTCTACCTTTTAGTTTATCACTCATAATATTATCCTATGTTCTTTTTTAAAAATAATTCAGCAAGAGGAACTAGAACAAATCTACTTCTATTACCATCACCGCCGCTTTTAATATTCTTGATATATTTTTTTGCTAATTTTTTTACGGTTGCAGTATCAAAAATCATACGTACAAAATCCTTATCACCATCAGCTAATATATGAACCCAATAGTCAGCCTCAGTTGCCATGATACCAGATGGTTTACCATAACATTCTACTTCTATTGCAATGTTACCAGACTTTTGCCACCAGTCTCTTTCTGTTTTGACTTCTATTTTAGTTTTATCTTTATCAAGAATAGATACAATTCTGTTTTCTCTCTCCTGTCCATACTTTAAATCTTTATCAAACTTCTTATTCATTAATGTGTTTCACTCCAATCATTTCCTATTTTATATTCTCCTGTTAAAGGTAGTCTTAATTGGAAGTGTTCGCCAGTACATTGGATTGCTTTGACAGCTAACCTACCAACGGTCTCTGCATCTTTTTCAAGACACTCAACCTGTATTTCATCATGCACCCAAACAACCTGTTGGGCTTCAGGTATATCCTTAATTAATTTATCAAACTCAACAAGCCATTGTTTACAAACCAGTGCTCCTGAACTTTGTAGTAATGTATTGAGTGCCGCATGAGCTGAACGAACTTTAATCTGTCTTTTATCAAGACCAACTAAATGTCCTCTCTCTGCCGCTAATTGTACTTGCTCTATTAATTTACTTAGAGCAGGTAAGTTGTTTAAGAATCTTTTTTTAATCTTAGATGCTTCGCTAACTTTTTTACCAGTTACTTCAGCGATACGTTTAACGCCACCACCATAAAGAAAGCAATAATAAAAACGCTTTGCTAAATCTCTTGAGTCTAATCCTGCAAGAGTTTGTGTCTCTGTATGTATGTCACCATCTAATACAACTTTTGTATACTCACCGTTGTCATACTTAGACATAAAGTGTGCTAACATTCTAACTTCTAATCCTGATATATCTATACCTACTAGCTTCTTACCACTAGGTACAGTAAATAAACTTCTACATTCTTTACCAAATGGTACAGACACGCTTGGTACTTGTGCCATGTTTGGAAACGAATGACTTGCACGTGCTGTTACAGTTGAATTAGTATTACATGTGCCATGTATCTTACCATTCTTTTCATGTTTCAACCATGCTTGTGTGCCTGTAGCTAGTTGTGCAATTCTTTTATCTAATAAGAAATGTTCGCATAAAATTTTTGCTTCAGGATATTCCAGTTTACTTAATACAGTATCATCTAGTTTTGGTTTACCATCATTAGTAAATTCTTTAGCTTCCCAACCATACTTAGTTTTTAATCTGTCAGCTATGTGATGACGTGAACTAGGATTAAAGACAGTAACTCTATCTTTTAATTGCTTACCTGTTTTTTCTGATACTCTCTTCTCTGTAATAGGTAAGAATATTTTTTGTAGTTGTTCTTCTAACTCTATTCTTCTAGTATTTAATTTAGTATATAACTTCTCGGCTTCCTCTTTATTAAAAGTAAAACCATATCTTTCTTGTCTAAATATTAACTCGGCAACATCATGTTCTAAATCCATTGCTTGTTGAGAATAACCTTTTTTCTCAATCATATTGAATAAAGTGTGAGTGACCTGAACATCTTGAATACAATACTCTAGCATACCCACACTAAATTCTTTCCAATCTGTATCAAACTGTTCTTTATATTCGCCCACCCTGTTACCCCACGCTTTCAAGCTGTGTCTGCCAATACAGTCTCTTGGAAAATTCTTATGTTTAAAATCTTGGTCTTTAATATCAGGGAATAACAATCTAGTTGCTACTATAGTATCAAAAACTTTTGCAGTTGATTTTAAATTATAAAACTTTTTAAGAACTGGTATGTCAAACTTGATAATGTTGTGACCAATAATTAATTCTGCTTGTTCTAATTTCTTTACAGCTTCTTCATTATTAAGATGAAGTATTTTGTTTGTGTCTATATCTTTTAAAATTATACAATGAACTTTTGTAGCTGTATCTAAAAATCCATCTGTTTCTATATCAAAGCAATATCTCATAGTATAATCTTTTTCTTTTTTAATACGTTGCTAGAAGGTATTGTAGTTATATTTCCTACATCACCTAGTGTACCATTGTCTTCAAAGTTTACATCAGCAACTAATATGTGAACGTCTTTGTCTTCTTTAATTAACCAACCTGTTGATATACAAATTGTTGGTTTACTGTTCATGGCATCTTTCAAAGTTTTCCATGAGCTGTCAGAATTTATATCCGACCATGTCAGTTGTACATAGTCTGCGTTTAATATCTTTTTAGTAACGTGTGGTAATGGTTTCATTAGTGTACCGTATGTGTTTGTATGTGAACATTCCAAGCGGCATCTTCTCCACTAAATGCAAGAGACAACAGTGCTTCTTGTAATACCATAGCAGAAGTTTCTTTACCTACGTGTAAAGTAACAGGTATTCCTGTTCTCTTTGCTCTACCTACAGCTTCCATAACATACATTGTCCATGTCATAGCCGCTTTTTTATGTTTAATATAATTAGAAGTCATCTAACACCTCTGCTTTTACTTCAGATAAACAACCTGTTTGTAAATCATAATGTAAACTACATGCACTACCAGTCTCACCAGAGAATCTATTTTTTAGTATAGATACTTTTGCTATATTGTTTTCTGATTTTAAATCCCTACTCATACTAATAACTAAATCTGATAGTTGTGCTATTGATTGACTCCCTCTTAAACTACTTAATGTTACTTGTTTACCATCTTCAAAACCTTTGTCACCTTCAGTTGACCTACGCAAATGACTGACTAAGATTAATCCAATGCCTGTCTCTTCTACTAATGTTCTAAGTTTACTTACAAAGTAGTCTATAAGTTTTCTCTCATCATTAGTATGCTCATCACCTAGTGCTGACAATGCCATGTGTAAATGGTCTAGTATTACCCAGTCAACATTACATGCTTTAGCTAAGTATCTTATCTTTGACAATAAGTTATCTGCTACGGTTGCACCGAAGTGATTGTATAAATAAAAATTGCCATTACCAATAGTAGAGGTAAAGGCGGTATGAAGTTGTTTCTCATCTACTCCTTCTCTTGTTAAATGTAATGGTTGTTTTAAATGTACACCCATAATACCAAGTGCACTACGTTTAATACTTTCTTCTAGTGCTATGTAACCCACTGTGTATTTTTGTTCTAATAAACTAAGTGCAACATGTCTACAAAAGCTAGACTTACCTACACCACTACCTGCTGTTACAGTTACAAGCTCACCTTTACGTAATCCATGAGTCTTTACGTTCATACATTCAAAAGGATATTTTGCTGTAACATACTCATCTTCTTTTTGTATATCACTCCAAATATCAGCACCAAGTATAATACCATCAGGTCTGTATGCTTTACTTGACCATATACAATCTGTTAATTCTTTTACTTTACCTGCAAGTACCATCTCGTTTGCATCTTTTAATGGTAACGTACATATCTTTGCTTTGTTAGGTGTAAGTAATTTAGCACATTCTATTGCACCTTTCTTACCCTGCTCGTCTTGGTCAAAACAAAAATACACAGAGTCAAATCCTTCAACCCACTCTAACTCTTTTTGTATATCTCTCTTTGCTCCTTGAGCTCCTGATTTTATACTGACAACAGGAAATTTATTCTGGTTGATAGCAGATATACTCATTGCATCTATCTCGCCTTCTGTAATAATCAACATCTTACCTTTGTCTCTCCACAAATGCTGACCAAACAAACCTGCTTCTCTTGCATCACCTAACCACTGAAATGTTTTATCAGGGTATCTAAGTTTTTGTGCAACAAGCTCTTTGTCTTTGTTGTAGTAGTTTGCTATTTGACATGGTCTACCAAACCATGCACCAGATTGATAATTAAATTTTTGAACTGTGTTGTAATTAATTTTACGTTTACTTAATTCCGTAATACTACCTTCAATAAATTCTTTACTGGTTTCTGTTGCTATTGGATTATTCAAATCGTTTCCTCTTGTTGTTGTATTGCATGAAAAACAATATGTATGTCCGTCAGAATAGACGGAATTGGCATCACTAGAATTGCAGTTGTCGCAAGACGTATGATATAAAAATTCACTTTCAGTTTTTTGCATAAAATTTTTTGTCTAATTATTTAGGGGTGATAGTTTCCACTCTCGCTTCTCTACCACCCCAACAAACTATCTCAGCAACTCTGATACATCAAAGTGCGGAGATACGGAGTCTGCCACATCTCTGTGACCTACTATCTCAACCCCACTGTAATCCTGTTTCAACTTTTTAACGAGGTTTACCAAAGCGGTGTACTGTTTGAACGTGTAATTACAGTCAGGTTGTCCATCTGTAGTTTTTCCGCCTACTAAGCAGATACCTATGGAATTTTTATTAGACAATTTTAGAGAACCATCAGCAATATGTGCTCCTGCTATTTGTATGTCTCTACCATCTTGTATTGTTCCATCTCTTTTTATTATTTTATGAAACGCACAAGAAAACAAACCGTCTTTACGGTGTTGTGTGTCAATATCTTTAACATCAAAGTCTTCTTTAGGTGAAGACTCACTGCTATGTATTACTATGTATTTTGTTTCTGTTCTCAAATTGCTCATAACCACTCTATTGGAATATGTTTGTCAGCATACTTAAATCCGTATTTCTCACACCACATTCCGTAAGTTGTTTTACTTTTTTTACTAATTCTTTGTTTACTATTACTAAATATAAATCTTATGTCTAACTCAGGGTGTTGTTCTTTTATGAATCTCATCTTTTTTCTGTCTTGAGATGTGAACAAACCTTTTGTTTCTATAAAAAAATCTTTTTCTTTTAAATAAAAATCAGGTGTATATGTATGTACCTTCTCAGGCACAGTGTATTTTAATTTAATCTTTTCAAATTCGTATTTAACTTTGTTTAAGTCAAGCTCTTCTGATATTGCTATCTCCAAGCCTGACCTAAAACCGTATTTAAGACCTACTTGATTAGAAGTCAGTTTGCGAGTTTGCCACTTCATTTTCAAATGTCTTGTCTTCTGGTGCAACGTAACCATCTTTCACCTCGTCAAAGCCGTAACCTTTTGAGTTACCTGCTCCACCCTCTACAAGTTTAGTTATCTGCACTGCCCTTAATCTAAGGCTTACTCCTGCACCTGCCATAGCTGTAAAATATGGTATCAACTCTGCTGATACTTTCATCTCACTGCCTGACCAGACATTAGCATCAACCATAGGTTTCCCTGCACTATCAAAGATAGCAACTTTATTTGGAATAACTTTACCATCTCTAGTTATGATTTTAGCTTTAGTCTTAAACTTGAAGATAAGATTTCCAGTAGGTTTACCTTCAATGATTTCCTCTTCGTATGGAAGATTTGCCATTTTAGGTTCTTTACCTTTAGTCTTCTCTTTAGCAAGAGTAACACTTTTCTTAATCTCATCATCAATCGCTTTGACAACTGATTGAGACTCTTTCGCATTGACTATAAGGTTGGTCTTATAATGACCATCTTGGTCAAATTGCGTATCAGGAGTTGTAAGCCATGCGTATTGTGAAATACCTATTGGCGTAACAATCCTTACATTGTTGTTTTTAGACATATTTTTAAGTCTCCTTTTTTATTGTCTACTAGGGGTACTTTTCTTATGCAAAAAAGAACTCACTATTCCGCAATTCATTAATATCTAAGTCACCTTTTTGCGGAACTTCAGGCAACTTAGTCTTGTACTCTTCAGGAAGCTGTCTCAATACATCATCTCTGAAATTGGCTAGTATGTCATTCTCAGTAAACATCTGTATGAACGCTTCTCTTAGACTCTTATTCAATACTTCTACGTCTGCCGCAGTAGTACCAAACGAGTCATGCACGTTACAAAAGTTTTCAATACCATTCTCTAATGCAATGTTGACAGTTTCAATCATAGCCGCAGAGTCTACAGAGTGAACCAGATTAGGTGCAACTCCGTTAGACATTCTGAGTCTATCAGTTTTGTCATCTTCTACATTGATACGTGGTTTTATAACTTCACCCATAAGCATAGCCTTAACTCTTTTAGACTTCATCTCAGGGTATGACTGATACACTGGAAAACCAACTGGTGTAACCCAATGTATAGGCAACTGTAACTTAGATACAACACGTGCAATATCTTGTAAGAACTTCATACCAACTCTTGCTGATTTTAAGTTATCACCGATACTGTCCCATATTATACTTGCTAAATAAGATGCAGGTTTAAACATATCGTCAATAAATGGGTGCATCTCACCTTTGTCTTTACGCTTTGTTAAGTCTTCAACAACAAAGTCCGTACAAGAATATCTGGTACTTCCATAACAGATAGTCATAATACTTCTTTTAGTAGTTGAACGCTTTACTCCATAGTCAAGCCATTGTTGTGCATACGGTCTACCGACCTTTGCATGTTCTTTTAATGTCTCTATTACAGAGTTTGCAACTAATTGATAAATGTCTTTTGGTTTATCACTTGGTAACAAGTTTACTAACTCACCTGCTTTTTTGTCTCGCAACATTAAAGAGTAAATTTGTAAACCATTACAAGAGCCATCAACATTAACAACTATGTTAGACACAAAGCCATCACCTTCAGCTTTAAATCTCTTCCACTCTTCAGCCCACGCTAAAAATTGAAAAGCATTACTTGCGTCTTCCCATTGTCTATTTGTAAATGGGTCATCAACACATTTTATAATCCAGTCTTCATTATCTTTTACCCACTGAACTCTATCTTGTAATGATATTTTATCGTTACCGTACATGTTAGCACCATGCACAGCCAACCAAAAGTCGCCTCTGTTTTCTTTTGTAATAGGTTTGCCCTTACTAAAAGACAACAACGCTTTAGCACCATTGATTGATTGATAGTTTAGAAATGCAGGTACACAGTATGCTCTGCCTCTAAAATCAAATTGTAACGGAAAGTAAACTGTGGCGTAGTTTTTAAACTTATCACCCAAGTGTAATATCTTTGCGTACAACATTCTTTTAGAAAACATACGTGCATTTTCTGTATGCACTATAACTGCTTCCTTCTTCCACTTACGTCTTGACTCTTTGTTATCTTTAATGTCAAGAGGCTTGTTAGGTACTTCAAGATTTTTAATAGGTGGCATACCACCGATAGCAAGTCCTCTGTCCCAAGCCTCTGCCATTACGCCTAAGATGTATTTGTTTATTTTAAATGCGGTTGACTGCATAGCGTTTACCGCCTTGTATACTTTAGGCATGTCAAAGTTTGCTAATTCACGTGCAAACAATTTGTTCTTTTGTTTTACTAAATCTAATGACGGTAACTCTTTAGTCCAGTAGCCGCCACCTTCAACTGAGTCCCACATTTTTGGCGGCATAACCGTCATCATGTAGTCAGGGTTTAGTAACTCATTAAAAGCATTTCTGTTTTTAATCCAGTCTCTAGTCTTTTGAGTCTGTTTAACTATCTTTGCTTTTTTATGTTTAATAGTCTCTACACCTATCTCAATCATACCAGTAGACTCAATCATAAGCTCAACAAGTCTGAGACCTACGTGTAGTTTTGTGGGCGTAGTCCACTCTTCCCAAGCCATGACATTGTCACGCTTAGAACTCTCTCTTAGTTTTCTACGTTTGTAAGTGTAATTCCAAGACCTCTTGTCCAAGTCTTGCTTGACCGTATCGTATAATTCAGGGTTAAGATGTCTGAAATTCTTTAGTGCAATCTCAGTCTCAACTTTACCACCAAGACTTATACATGTAGCGGTCAATGGTTTATATTGTGTGATTGTATTTATTATGTGCTTACCTGTAATCAAAGCCAATATCTCAGGTTCAACTTCACATAGTTTAGTGAAAGCTATAGGTGGTTTACTAACAGTGTTTTTAGCAGTGTAAGTTATCCAGTCACCAATAGCCATTGCTAAAGGTCTGATTGTATTGGCTACCATTACTTTACCGTAACTGGTAACACTCTCTTCTTCACGCTCAATATGAGAATGAAGTCTTTTGTTGGTTCTATTTTTACCACTTTCAGCCATGTCCTTCTCATTAGCTTGTTGGTCAGGGAAAGTAGGCATTATTTCTAGTATCTTGGTCAAAGTAACTCCTATAAGTTTATGTGTTAATTTGTGCTATCTACTATGGGAACTTTACTTGTAGTCCTCTAGTATGTTGACAGCTTTTAGTAGATTTTTAGGCATTAAATGGGCGTACCTAAGTGTCATGTTGTAAGACTTATGACCCAACCATTCTTTAATAAAGTGTAACTCTACTTTACCTGATTGAGCTAGTCTTGAAGCACACGTGTGACGTAGACAGTGTATTACAAACTGCTTATCGCCGTCTAGTCCCATCTCTTTACGTAGCTTCTGCCAAACACGCTCCGCCATGTTATAGTTTAGGTGACTAAAATCACCTGTTTTCTGCAACATAGCTACACACCGTCTAGTCAACGGTACACTCCGAGTCGTATTGTTTTTAGTCTCATCTGCATACAATACAATAAAGTATTTGCCGTCTAGTCTTTGTATTGCATCTTTTTTAAATGACAATGCTTCGCCTAGTCTAACGCCTGTATCTAACAGAAATAAAAATAGACTAAGATATGGACTCTTGCCTAGTATCTTAATCATTCTTTGCTCTTCGTCTGCTGTCATAAATCTAAGTCTAGCCTTTGACTCTTCCTGCCATGCTATGTGCGGCAGTCTAGTCATATTGTAGACACTAGGTCTATTGTAGGCATACTTCAATATCTTACTAATACTTGCAAGATACCTATTAACAGTAGAACCTTTGACTCCACGCTTTTTTATAAACGCCGTCAAGTCTTCTAAGTGTGTTTCATTTATTGCATTAGGTTTTTTTGAGTGACCCAAAAAATTAATACAAGTCTCTGCTCTGCTACCTTGAGAAGTTTCCCAAGATAGCACGTCTTTTATTTGTTTTATTGTTTTCAAGTTTAGTCCTCTTTGATTGTTTTTTGTAACTCATTAGATAACGCCAAGAGCGGCGGCAAGTCAGACTCAAAGATTTTCTCAATCAGTGTTGCTGACTTGTGAGCTACTTGTGATGGTGTCATACAGTCATACTCTTTACGGTATTGTGTGGTCAATAAAAAACTAATTATTTTAGATTTAATTGTCCATGTGATTTTTGTCTTCGCCATGCCGTCTAGTCCTTCCTGTAAATAACTCTTTTAGTATTAAAAAAATAGAACCCAAGATAAGTACCTTGAGCTCCATTGGTGCATCTAAAAATATTTCAATCATTTATAGAGCTCCAGTTGCTTTCATACCCATTATAGCAATTATACCTATAACAAGTATACCAATAACTAATAATATATTAATCATTACTTGCCCTTCCTTTGCTTCCTGTTGGTAAATGGAATTGAAATAACTTTTTTAGACTCGTTACCCTTCCTGCTAGTCCAATATATAACAGCCATGCTACAATTCT